CGATACGGCGCAAGATACGCACCGGAAAGAAGATGGGTTTTAGTGAACGGGCGAGAGCCGTAAACAAAGGATTGTTACCAAGTGTCGCTAAAAAGAGTTCCAAGAAAAAGAGGTCAACCCGCAAAGTCTAAAAAGCATAGTGACCTATATACAGATGAGAATCCAAAAGGTACAATTCATGGTCTTAAATTTGCTACCGTCAAAGATGCAGAAGCATCTGTTCGTAAAATTAAGGCATCTGGAAGAACACATGCTCATAAGACACAAGCGGCGATTGCTATGGAACAACGCGCTAGAGCGGCAGGTAAAAAGGCCGCTGCGGCAGTGTATCGAAAGTTTATTGACGCCCAAAAGCGAAAGACAAAGCAACGTGCATCCCGTCGAGCGTGACATACGCACTTGGTCCAGAGACTTTTTAGAAATACCAAATGCTAAACTAAATGGTCTACCCCCTTGCCCGTATGCGCGAAAAGCATGGGCAGATGACAAGGTGGTGTTTAGCATTAACACAGGTATAGATGGATTGTTAGATGCTATCCGTCAGTTTGATAGCCATGACTATGATATTGTAGTTTGGGCTGAAGAAGATTTGCCAGACATGGAATACCTTGATGGTGTGTGTGATGGCATGAATGAGTTGATGTCAATAGCTGGTATTGATTTGCACCTGATGGTGTTCCACCCCGACTATGACGCAACAGAGGCTGGTCTTGAGTTTCTTGTCGATGATGACGTAACTGACGACAGCCTGTCCTACTGTATGGTCTTTGTGCAGAAACTTTCTAAACTGGACGATGCAGCTTTGTATCTGGAAAAGTCTAATTACTACGAACACTTTCCAGAAGACGTTTATGATGCTCTAGTGCTTGACAGAAGGAGATTGAGAAATGCCAATGCACGGTAAAGCTAAAATGGCTAAGAAGAAAATGCGCGGTGGTGGAATGACCAAGATGCGTGGTGGCGGCATGTCCAAAAAGAAAAAGATGATGGGCGGCGGCATGGCTAAGATGGCTAAGAAGAAAAAGATGATGCGCGGCGGTATGGCTAAAAAGAAGAAGTAATGCCATATGTTGCAAATTCGGAAATACATGGACTTGGTGTTTTCGCGGATAAGGACTACGCTCAAGGCGATACAATTGAGTTGTGTCCTTATCTGGTCGCAGATTACTCTGACGTGGGCGATGAGTGTGTTTTACATGACTACATGTTTCACACGCCTTATGTCGATGTTAAAGAGTATTATATCCCACTTGGTCTTGCTATGGTTTATAATCATAGCGCAAGTCCAAACGCTGAGTGGGACATTGAAGAAGAAGACGACCGCTTTGTTAAGTTTTATGCGCTTAAAGAAATAAAGCAAGGCGAAGAAATACTACACGACTACGGCGAAGATTACTGGGAAAGCAGAGATGCCGAAACTAACTGATGGCTCTAAATTTTTTACGGACGTAACTGCACTGTCATCGACTAATGATACAGATTGTTATGTTGTGCCTAAAAATTTTTCTGCAAGGATTAGTAATCTACTAATTATAAACAACGACAGCAGTAGCAGAAATTTTACGGTGAAGTATTATGAAAAAACGTCTAATACTACTCACACTCTGCACAGTTCTCATGCTTTGGCCGCTACAAGCAGCGTAAGTATTTTTACAAACGATAATCCTTTGTTTGTACATGCAGAGGATAAAGTTATTGTAGACGCTGGCACAGCTGATACTCTTGTTGTTGCAGTTGTGGCCGAAGAATTTTTTAATCCGAATAAATAGGAGAGGAGATATGCCACTTACACCTAAAGGTAAAAAGATACAAGCTGCAATGAAAAAACAGTATGGGAGTAAAAAAGGTGTACAAGTCTTCAATGCTGCCGCAAACAAAGGCACAGTCAAAGGTGTCAAAAAGAAAACCACATCGGCTGGCGCGAAAAAGAAACCGGCTAGAGCGGTTAAACTTGCGAAGGGTGGTGCGCCAAAGAGCAAGAGTAGAGTTAATGAAGCTGGCAACTACACTAAGCCAGCAATGAGAAAGCGTCAATTTAATAGAATTAAAGCTGGAAGCAAGGGCGGCGCACCCGGACAATGGTCGGCGCGTAAAGCCCAGATGCTTGCGTCAGCTTATAAAAAAGCAGGAGGCGGTTACCGTAATTAATTATGATTCACGTCTTTCTCCTGTTTGTGTATGTAGGAACGGGAGAGGGCGAGAGGCTGGTCAGCAAAGACATGTACTTTCGTGACTTGAACGAATGTGTGTGGTATGCACAGACATTACATAAGCAGGGACAAAAAATAACTGCTTACTGCTTACCTAAAATGGTAAATGAAGATACGAAGGTATACTAATGCTGGCAGAACTTGCAGCGGCCAATGCCGCATTTAGCGTTATCAAAGCCGCTGTACAAAATGGCAGTGACATTGCCAAGGCTGGTAGTGCTATTGCTAAGTTCGTAGGCGCAAAGCAAGACCTAGAGCGTAAGTCTCTCAAAAAGGGCGGTGGCTCTGACTTAGAAGAGTTTATGGCTCTTGAGCAGATACGAGAACAGGAAGAGCAGCTAAAGCAGATTATGATATATACAGGTCGCCCCGGTCTGTGGCATGATTGGCAGAGGTTTCAGGCAAAGGCGCGTGTAGCCAGAAAAGAAGCAGAAGAAGCGGCACGACGTAAACGTAAGCAGATGTTTGAAATAGCCGTCGTTACCTTTTTACTTATTGTAGGTTTGACTATTTTAGCTTGCATTGTACTATTGATACTACACGGACAAGGACGACTATAATGGCACTAAAGAAGTCACAGAAAAGTCTCAAGTCATGGACAAAGCAGAAGTGGCGTACCAAGTCTGGCAAGCCATCGGCTAAGACAGGTGAAAGGTATCTTCCCGAAAAAGCTATTAAATCCTTGACAAGTGCAGAGTATGCTGCTACAACTAGGGCTAAGAGAGAAGGCACACGCAAGGGGAAACAGTTTGTACGCCAGCCTAAATCTATTGCTAAAAAGACTGCACGATTTCGCAGAGGCGGGTAATGACCCACGCGAAGTGCGTTTGGCCGACATGGAGCCTGATGTGGAACAGCGTGTGTATTTGATTAAAAAAAAGTTATGGGAACTAAAGAATGTGGACCGCACTGATATCACCGATAGCAAGTCTAGCAGGGACATGGCTTGAAGGAAAGGTTGAAACTAAGAAAGCAGAAACTGCAACAAAAGTCGCAAAAGCAAAGGCTGAAGCAGTTATTATGGAAAAAAAGGCCACGGGTGAAATCGACTGGGATTTAGAGATGGCCCGTGGAAGTCAGTCCTCATGGAAAGACGAGTGGCTAGTAATATTATTTTCAATACCTTTAATATTAGCGTTTATACCGGGCATGGAAGAGGTGGTAGCTAATGGTTTTTCACAACTTGAGGCCATGCCACAATGGTATCAGTACAGCATTGGCGTTATTGTTGCTGCCAGCTTTGGTGTACGCAGTGCTACAAAATTCTTCGGTAAGAGGTAGTCCTGTTGCGGATGTGGAGTTTGCACGAGAGAACCAGCGAAGAGCAAGCGAGGATAAATCGTGGCAGAAGTAACGATGGAAAGAATACTCAAGTGGAAGATACTGCCCCGCTTGATGATGCTTATGATGTCGCTATCGGCTTGGCGGGTAGTGGAGTGGTTTATGACTCTACCTTCCCCAAGCCCAGAACAGGCGGCTCTGGTTAGCGTAGTTACAGGTGCTATGACAGGTGCCTTTGCAGTCTGGATGGGACACGAAAAATGAAATATGATAAAGACCTTTTGATGCAAAAGTTAGTAGCCCACGAGGGTATGCGTCTTGACGTGTACAAAGATACATTGGGCATTAATACAATTGGCATTGGTAGGAATTTGGATGACCGGGGTATTACAAAGGATGAACTAGACTGGATGGATTATCCAAGTATTGAGTATGTTTATTCTGACGGCATCACAGAAGCAGATGCGATATACCTCGCACAGAATGACGTACAGATAGTCGAAGAGGAACTGGTTCGCGCACACCCTTGTGTCGAGGAGTTAGACGCTGTACGTCAACTTGTACTTGTAGACATGGCGTTTAATCTTGGAGTGCCGCGTCTTAACAAGTTTAAAAAAATGTGGGCCGCTATACATGAAAATAAATTTGACGTAGCAGCAAAAGAAATGCTTGACAGCAGGTGGGCAAATCAGGTAAAATCACGTAGTACAAAACTTGCTCATGCCATGCATCACGGAGAGTTTAATGGCTAGAGAGTTGACAGGTAAACAGAAAGCGTTCCTGCAAGTTCTTTTTGATGAGGCTGGTGGCAACATGGTTACAGCCAAAAAGATGGCTGGCTACTCTGATACCAGTTCGACAGCAGAAATTGTTAAGGGTTTGAAAGAAGAAATCCTTGAGGCCACGCAGATGTACATGGCACAGAATGCACCGAAAGCTGCAATGGCTATGACAGGCGCATTGTATGACCCGACTGAACTTGGTATCCGTGATAAGATGTCTGCTGCCAAAGAACTGCTTGACCGTGTAGGTCTTGTAAAGACAGAGAAGATGCAGGTAGAAGCAAGCGGTGGTGTTATGCTTATGCCGCCTAAAGCACCTGTTGAGGACGATGAGTAGAAGTATAGGCAAGTGGAAATTGCCACAGCCAACAGATATTAAAGACGAAAACGAATGGGTGCAGATACCGCGCATTGCAAGAACTGTACCTTTTGGTTACAAGCAGAGTGAAGAAGACCCCGACATTCTTGACCCTATTCCAGTAGAACTGGACTTGTTAGAGAAAGCACGTAAGTACGTCAACCAGTATTCATACCGTGAAGTAGCCAACTGGCTGACAACAAACAGTGGCAGATACATCTCGCACGTAGGATTAAGGAAACGATTAGCGAATGAGCGACAGCGTAAGAACACAGCTAAAAGCCTCCGCAAGTGGGCAGAGTATGCGGAAACGGCAATCGCCAAAGCGAAAGCAATCGAAGAAACAAGAACAGGGGCAAGAACAGCCGCCGCAGATTAAACAAGTTACACGTGAAACATCTAGCATCGAAGAACATGCTAACGTATTGTTTAAACCTAATGAGGGGCCGCAGACAGAGTTTCTAGCTGCTAGTGAACGTGAAGTATTATACGGCGGTAGTGCGGGTGGCGGTAAAAGTTACGCCATGCTGGCAGACCCGCTCCGCTACATGGGGCATCCACAATTTAGTGGATTGCTATTAAGGCATACAACTGAAGAACTGCGAGAACTTATTTTTAAATCGCAGGAGTTGTACCCCAAAATCTGGCCCGGTATTAAGTGGTCAGAAAGAAAGATGCAGTGGACCGCGCCATCTGGCGCAAGGTTGTGGATGTCCTACCTAGATAGAGATGAGGATGTCTTGCGGTATCAGGGTCTAGCATTTAGCTGGATAGGCTTTGACGAACTGACACAATGGGCCACACCATATGCATGGGATTACATGCGAAGTCGTCTACGGTC